GGAAAAGAGATTTTGCCACTATGAAAAACTTACAAGAAAAACTTGATCTTGCTGCTAAAGAATTAGAGCCAATACTTTGGGAATTACTAGATGAAATTGAGGAGAATAAATAAATGAAAAAGAATATTTTGATTTCATACATCGCTGATGTTGAAACAGATTTAGATGCGTACTTTGCGCTACAAAAATCTTTGCGAAATTTGCCTGATAGCGAATTAGAAAAATTTGACGCATTTGAAATTTTAGATGTTGTTGAATAAATAAAAAAAGTTTTTGCAAAATAAAATTGCAAAAATGCCGGGGTTTTCCACAAGTTATCCACAGGCATAGTGTGTTTAAGGTCACATAAATAAATCTCCAATTTACGGCGTGTCGCCTTGACTTTTTGAGATTTATCTGGTAGTATTCTCTTATACAATTAAATAAATAACAAAAATCGTGTGATGTAATTCACATTCAAAATGTCGGAAATGTCCGAATTTGGATTTGATAATGTCAGCCAAAAATGTTATACTTACTATCTAAAGAAAAAAAAGGAAGTGACACTATGTCAGCAAATGTCTATACTATCGAAAGCCTACTTGTAGGAAAAACTTATCACTCAAAAACTCTAAAGGGTGAAATCATCTCAGCCGAAAAGTCTGATGTCTGGTATGCGGACTGCGAAAGTTATCGTGTTCAGGTTCGCCCTCACTATTCACACCCTCTAGGGTTGAAAGATACCTACCGAATTTTAGCGGTCAGGGTGTCTGACTAATTGTCAGCCCCCTCTGTTATACTTATCTAAACAAACAAACGAAAGGAAGTCAAAAATGACTTACACTATAACACTAGAAACCTTCAATGGTTCTACTAAAAAAATCAACCTTGCCTCTAAGGGTGCGGTTGCTCAATTCATCTCAACTTACCCAACACAATTACCCGTTGGCGTATCTGTCAAGGTCGCTTGTGACTCTCTCTCAATTCGTGGCACACTTCGTGGCACACTTATCCCCTCAAACTAAACGAATAGGAAATAAAATAAATGAAAACAATTCAACACTCTCTCCACTTCATAACTGAGGTAGATGAAACTCATCCAACTGCTATGCAACTTTTACAATTAGATAGTGAAGTGCAAATTCACTTTCTTGAAAGTCTGCTAAAAGAATTGATAGCGCCTGCTCTAAAGCCTGCTCTTGATGAAGTAAATAAAGGCAATTCGTGGGCGGTCCTAAAGGTGGCCGAATAATGAGCGATTACTTAGACTACCTTGATGAAATCTACGAGGAATTAGTAGATGAATTTGGACACGAAATAGAAAGCGAGTGTAATCATAAATGATGACACGAAAAGACTATGTCAAAACTGCTGAAATTCTTAGCAATTATTTTGCTACATCTGTTTTTGATGAACAAGGAGAAATGTTATTTGCTGACTTAGTAGATGAATTTTCTCTAATGTTTGAAAGTGATAATGAAAGATTTGACGCAAATAAATTTGCTCTTGCTTGCTACAAAAAAATTGAGGTAGACGCATGAGCAGATTTCTAACAACACTAGTGCAACTTGCTTTGCTAATTTCAACATTTTATTTATTGCGATTAGCAATTCAAGATATAAAAGAAAACGGATTCTAGTTTTCAAATCCTGAGCATGATCTAAAACTGCTCAACAAAAATCCCGGCGTGTCTTCCACAGGGTTATACACAGGGTGATTTACGACACATTTTAAGATTCCCCCAGATTTTACGGCGTGTCGAATTGAAAATGTCAGTAGGAGATGATAGGCTAGAAGCCTAAACCTAATGAAAGGAAAACTAATGGGATTAGATATGTATTTACAAGCCAAGAAGCACTTGGAAAAAGTGAATTGGAACGCACTAAGAGATAATGATGAATTATCTTATGACTCACCTGAAGCGGTATATCCGCAATTCAATAATCTAATGGAACTAACACAGTTATCCAATGTCGCAACAGATATCTATGGCGCAAGCGTAGAAGTCACTTGTGCTTATTGGCGCAAGGCTAATCAGATACACTCTTGGTTTGTCAAAAATGTTCAAAAAGGAATTGACGACTGCGGTGATTACTATGTATCACAAGATAAACTAATTGAATTGCTTGCTATTTGTAAGCACTCGCTAGAAAATAAAGACCCTAGCCTATTGCCACCACAGGAAGGATTTTTCTTTGGTGGAACGGATATCGACCAATGGTATTGGAGAGATTTAGAGAATACTATTGAGCAATTAGAGCGTATTCTTGCTCTACCCGAATTGTCCGATTTGTCCTTTTCATACCATTCGTCTTGGTAAGGGCTTGGTAGGGTTGAAAATGTCAGCCCTACCTGATAGGATTTCAGTATGAACAGAAAGAAGGAAAAAATGGATAAACTAGACTACGCACTAAGCGCAATTCGCTCTTGTTTTATTTGCGAAGGTAGAGGACACCTCTATTGGGGAAATGGCGAGGACTACGACACAGAAACTTGTGAGTGTAATACTTATGACATTATTCTTGATGATGACGGAGATGTTATTTGGGATAATGGTTTGCTAAGTGAGCCTGAATTGGCTATCTTTGGAAGCAAGGAGGCTAACTAAAATGGGAAGTAATTTCGCTAATGAAATGGCAGACGGAACTCTTGCTGAATTAGGTATCCAATTAGATATTGAAACACAGATAGCAATTCACCTATCTAGTAATCACTATCCTCCAGTGCCTAAAGAAATGGTCGCACCTTGTATTGAGGCTATTGACGCAGTAAATGACTTAGGACTATGGGACTTAGAAATACCACTACCTCAAGGCGTATCTTGGAGAGGTTTGACTACTGCCCCCGCATGGTCTATTATTGAATCACACCACCTAAATGCGTGGCTTATTGAAAGGGAATACTAAAATGGAATACTCATACGCAATTACCGCAACCTATGATAACGATACTGCACCACAATGGGTTGGTCGTTATTCAGACGCAATTAGCGCAGTATCAGAATGGAATAAAATTGTAGATTGGGGATTCGCAGATGAATACGCAACCTATAATTTCTCAGAGCCTAGTGGCAAAATGCACACCAAGATTTTTTATCGCAACGGAACAGTTGGAGGAAAGTAAAATGTCTGATACAATAAATAGCATGGAACTAATTTATGCAGATGAACTCAAGCCAGATCAGTTAATGATTGGCGATTTAATTAAAGTTGGTGATGACATTGTTGAGGTTATGTTTATTGAAAGTGATTCAACCGCAGACAATTGGACTATTCAGACTAAGAATGAGTTTGATGAGTTAGAGTTTGCCACTTATTCATACACCGATTCAATTCCTTTGTATGTCTTTATAGAAACATATGAGTAATAATACTATTGTTCGCTGCACATATTGTGAGATTCAGATAACTCCACAATCTCAATCTCACAAAATAGTTTTAGAAAAGCACCTAGAAAAACATCCAGAACTAAAAGGAACTATCTGGTGTGAATACTGCAACAAGACATATAAAAACAATGCTGCAAAAAAAATGGTGGTTGTAGGAAATGTTAGAAGACAAAAAGTTGCAAGAATTAAAATGAGTAAAGGTTGTGAGTGGGAAGGTGGTTGTGAGTATAAAATTACAGACCACAAACAACTTGAACTTGACCATATTAACCCAACACTAAAACTTGCAGCAGTTTCTACAATGTTGCAACAAACCAAAAAGTATCCTTGGGAAATTGTAGAACAAGAAATAGCAAAGTGCAGAGTGTTATGCAAAATGCATCACGCAATTGCACCAACAACTACTAGAAAAAGACGACACTTAATTGCCGTGTAGGCGCCCCGGCGTGTCGTTTTGACATTTTTGCTGAAGTCTGCTAAGATTAGTTTATGACACAAAAGAAAACGCCCGAGGAATTACGCAGACTTATGGAATTGCGTAGATCTAATGCTGCCTCAAGCGTTCCGTCAAAGAAAACTTACAATAGGAAAAAAATGTCAGACCCTAGTGATATGATTGAAAAAAGAAAGTAGGACCCCATGACCCAACTAAAACGCTCTAAAGATAGAAAGGTGGCTAACCTTGTCACAAAAAATGGAAAGCAAGCAAGTATCGCCAACACTTTTGGATTGCCTGCTGGTAAGGCTTACTCGTGCCCTGGTGCCACTAGTGTTTGTGAAAGCGTATGCTACGCAGGAAAACTCGAAAGACTATTCCCCGCAGTAAAAACTAATCTGCTACACAATTGGTCATTGCTTAAAGACGCCAACTATGATACTATGGTTGCTCTTATCGATGAGATGATTATTGATTTTGTTGCTGATTGTAATAAAAAAGACGCTCCTAAATTATTCCGTATCCATTGGGACGGAGATTTCTTTAATGATAATTACACCAACGCATGGAAGACTGTAATCCTTAATCATCCTGAAATTCAATTCTGGGTATACACTCGTGTTGCCTCTGCTGCTCTAATGCTCAAGGGTATTGATAATCTAAGTCTATATTTTTCTGCAGATAGCGAGAATGTCAAAACCGCAGTAGACTTAAAAATTAATAGTGGCATACGCATGGCGTACCTTGCTAAGAATTTTGCTATTGGTAAAGCAGACATAAAAGAAATGATTGGTAAGCCTGCTGCTAAGTGTCCTGAGAATAATAAACAAATTCCACTTATCTCAACTAGTGGAAGCGCTTGCGTTTCTTGCTCTCTTTGTGTATACTCTAAGAGCGACATAATTTTTTCATCGAGTAAGAAATGAGATAAATGAATTCAACACAATGGATGTTCTTAGCATTCTTTTTATTACTGTTATTTTTCTATCAATAATTTTTTGGAGGCCCCGGCCCGTTTTGTTTGATCTGTCAAGTCGCAACACACCTTTAAGATGTGATTAAGGACACACCCCAAATCCCTCGCCCGATTGGTATTTTTGACATTTTTCTGCTAGAATTATACTATAAGCAAAACCCCATAACAGAAAGGCAGAACAAATGACCCTCGGAGGATACACCTATCAGATTGGTGATTTATTCACGACAAGCAAGACAGGCATTACAGGTCGTATTGCTAGTTTTGAGCCAATGTCTAATAAACTTACCAGAGTTAGTCTAGTTCTAGCAAATGGCTCACGCCGTTTGGCTATGGTCAAGACCAGCAAGTAATCTCACTATTTGAGAAATCTCAAATTAGATTTGACATTTTTCCCAAGAAATGTCATAATTATACAGTAAGCAAAACCCTAACAGAAAGAGGAAACAAATGTCAGTAGCAACCGCAACTTACAAAGTAGGCGACACCTACACAACTCAAAAGTCAAAGGTAAGTGGTATCATCACAGAAATCACACCACAGGCTAACGGAAATGTTCGTGTCAAGTTAGATGTAAATGGCAAGCCACGATACACAACTTGGACAGCCAAGTAATTTAGCAAACGCTAATAGTCCTGAGTATGACTACAAAAACTGCTCACCAAAATTGTCAGAGCAAAGTGCTATGATAGAACCCCCAACTAATAGAAAAGGAAAAAGACCCAATGTCAAGAGGAAAAGCAATTAGTGTAAAGATACCCACAGTAAAAGTTATCAAGGCACTAGAAACAAAGTTAGCAGAACTAGAGGCTAACTACAAAACACAAGACGAGAACGAAGCAAAGTATCAAAAGCAATACGAGAAGTGGCAGAAGGAAATTGCTAAGTGGGCAGTTGCTCAATTTAGCAAGGCTGACAACATCAGAACTAACTATCGTTCTTGGAACGAAAGCCTCAATGTTGATTTTGACATCAAAACAAATGGCACAGACTTTCCAAAAGAGCCTGAGCGTGGTTTTGAGCAAATCCACCGCCACGAATACAACTCTCAAAAAGAGGAAATGTCTAACGCAATTCGTATCCTAAAGATGACAGATGAGGAAGTAGTCAATACTTCTACCTACAACGCAGTTGCTCGTTATCTATAATTAGATAATAAACAACCTGAGTATGTTGCTAAACTGCTCACCCTAAAATTACTAACAAAGGAATGAAATGTCAAACGATTTGGAAATCACAATATTAAAGCCAGTAGAGAATTTTGTTCTATTAAAAAACAAAATTAGAAAAGAAATGTCAGAAACCCCAGCAGAAGATTTAGAAGCATACAAAAGATTTGAATGGGAAAAGTGGAGCGAAGAATGGGGCAACTCTTGGGACAATATTAAAAACGGAGCAACAGAGCCCAACCTTTTGGCTCAAGTAAGAGATGTCTTAGGATACTCAGTTGAACAATACCCTTGCACAAAGGAAGAAATAGATGCGGCATATGCAAAGGCTAAGAAAGAAAGAGCAGAAAGAAAAGAAGCAGATAGGCTTGCACGAGTTCAACAATTAAAGGAAGCACAAGAAGCCTTTGACAGACTTACTCCTGAAGAACAGTCTGCCCAATTAGAGAAAAACCGCAAAGAGGCGCAAAGGAAGTTTGTGCGAAATGCCATTACTCTTTCCATTTTGGTATTTGTTATAGTCTTTGTAAGTCTTTAATTAAATAATTGGGTGGGGTGTAAAAGCCCCACTCATTATCCCCTGCGCTCCACGCTATGGTTAGCAAGTGTTCCCTGGGGATCCTATAATTTGTCAGCGGTACCTAGTATAATTAATTTAAACCAACTAACAGAAAGAGGCCCCCATGGACCAGTCAATAGAAACACCAGTAGTACATGCAACAGAAGACTTTCTTAAGTCACAAATCGAAAGTGCTAAGGTAGAAATTCAGCAACTACACGAGCACATTCAAAAAGTAACTCAGCGCTCATATGGTGAGGCTGCAGAGCGTAACCGTATGCGTAATGAAATGCAAGAGTGGACCTTAGAGGCCTTGGACGCTAGCGATATCACAGAATCACAGGCGGAAGAAATTGCAATGATTTGCGGATTTGATTTAACAAAAGAATTTGAAGTAGAAGTTACAGTAATGTACTCGGTTACAGTTAATGCACGTAATGAAGAAGAAGCACAGAATGCAATTCACGATATTGATTTTGATACCGTCGACTACAACAGTGATTCAATTTCTTATCTATCATCCTCAATTGATAGAGTAGACATTTAGTAGGGGGCTACTAATAGACATGTCGAATGTCTCTAAACTAGGCAAGGGCCCTGAGCACGGCCATGTAAACTGCTCAATAAAAATTTCCGGCCCCGCAAACTTTGATTTGTCAAGCGACACGCCGTGTGATTAAGATCACTTTAAGAAATGTCCAATTTGTCCATGTTTAACTATCCCGATTTGCATTTGTCAGCCCATACTGCTATACTTGAAATTCAACAACAACAAAAGGAGAAAACTCATGGCACATGAAATCGAAACACAAAATGGTAAGGCTTCATTCGCATCATTTCGTGAACCCGCTTGGCATGGATTGGGTACCGTATTTACAGAAGAAAAAACAACAAAAGAAATGTTAGATTTGGCTAATCTTTCTAATTGGAATGTTCGTCTGGAAGATTTGGAAACCCCCTCACATTTATCAAGCGATAAAAACTATCAGTATGTATTGCGTACCAATCCTACTGACAACTCTCAGACCGACATTCTTGGTGTCGTTGGTGAGCGTTATCATGTTATGCAGAACGAAGATTTATTTTCATTCGGTGATAACATTCTAGACGGCGGAGGTCGTTGGGAAACGGCTGGCTCAATCAAGGGTGGTCGTGTCGTGTTCGGTGCATTAGCACTAGAGCGTGAAACAATTCTAGACCCTAGCGGTGTTGCAGATAAGGTCAAGACTTATTTACTTATCAATACATCACATGACGGCTCAATCGCTATTCAAGCAAGCATTACACCTGTTCGTGTTGTGTGCGCTAACACTCTCAATCTTGCACTTGGCTCACTCAAGAAAAAGAATGGTGTCAAGCAATCTTTCAAGATTCGCCACACTCAGACCGCTTCTGGTAAGGTTGCCGTTGCTCGTGAAACTTTGGGTCTTGCCCATAAGTACATGGATTCTTTTGATGTTATGGCTAACGCTATGATTCAGAAAGAAGTATCCGCTCAGCAATTCAATGACATCATTCTCGCTGCTTATCCTAAGCCTGAGAAAGATTCTAAGGGTGCTTTCAAGAAGTGGGAAAACAAGGTTGATGTTATCAATGACATCTACACAGGCGAATTCAATGGCATGATTGCTGGAAACGCTTGGGGTGCTTTCAATGCACTAACAGAACGCCTTGATTGGTATCGCTCTGCTCGTGGTGGTTCTAACGAATCAATTCTTGCAAGCGCAAGCGGTTTTGACCCTGCTATCAATGCAGAAAAAAATCGTCTGCTAAAAGTTGTGCAAAATGTTTTGCAGATTGCATAAATAAAAAAAATTCCTGAGCAAGAATAAAAACTGCTCACCAATTGGTTCCGTAGATTAGTCTGGTTTAAATCGCTACACTGTCACTGTAGAGATCGTGGGTTCAAATCCCATCGGAATCGCAAATGCGCCCCGGCACATGCATATAAAAATGTCAAATCTAAAAATCTTTACGAAGACTATTATAAATCCCCAAAAATGTCAAAACCAAAAATCTTTACGATAGGCTTGACATTTCCCAGGTTTTCTGCAATAATTAATACATGACCCAAACATACAAACCATACACCATAAACGAACTCGTATGCGAAATCTACGAGGACAACCTATCGCACTTTGAATTTGAAGAGAACATGGGTGGAGAGCCCTGTGACTGCAACCTACATATCACAATGGAAACTATTGTAAAGTATTGGGGAGAATAATGTGGACTAAGTTTACTTATCTATGTACAGACTGTGATGCTCTTATAGAGATTACTGCATCTGTTGAGCCTCAGATTGATCCCGCCTGTATTTGCCATGCATCATCTCATGTAATCCTATTAAGCAAATGGGATGCAACTGTTACCCATGTGGATGAGGATCCTACCCCTGACTACGAGCCTGTGATTAAGGTCACACCCCGTGAGGTTGTAAAAATCAACTCTAACCCGTATAATTAATATATGAACACATTAATAGAATATCTAAAGATACACGCAATCAGCCTAGAGCAGGACCTAGAGGATATCTCTAATCAGATGGAGAGCCTTGACCCTGCTTCTAAAGATTACACTGAGTTAGACTTTGAGTATAATCATGTGTCAGGTCAATCTCTTGCTACCCGCCACATTTTGTCAGTGGCAGAGGGTATGATAGAGTAATGATAACTACAGAACTAGCACCACACCTACAGAAACTCGTTGACCTTGGAGAATCAGGAACTGATATCCTCCATGGTGAACTTAAGAACCTCATGTATGAGGCTGAGAAAGAATACAATGCCGCTGTTGAGCAAGAAGAATACACGGAAGAGGCTATGGATTCCATGGAGCGGAAGTACTGGGAAGGCCAAATGGACGCTCTATCTTGGGTATATGCCCTGACATACCAACTATCGTTTGCCATTAGTGATAGGACAAAGAAGAATGCCTAAGTGCCTAGATTGCGGTAACACTGTTAAGTTTACTTATATGGAGAACAGTTACAATGAGGCTGAGTACGACCAAGCAGGCGAACTTGTAGATGTCACCTATAAGGAGTATCATGATGTTGAGGAAGGCACTTGTAAAGAGTGCGAATCTACAAACATCGAGGGGAAACTGTAATGGACACATTCATTGAACTATCATTTGAAGATTGGATTGAGCAATACAAACCAATCACTAACCATATAGACAAGAATGCCTCCTTTCAGGATGAGGACGGTAATGGTCTTATGTTTGAAACCTATGGTGATGAGGTAGAGTTTGTTAAATCTCAATCCCCTGACAAAATCTGGATGTATGGCGACGGTGATGACGGTGGCTCTTATATCTGGTCTGGCTGGGGATTTGTAAATAGATTAGGATACTTCATCACTGAGGTACCGTGCCCACCTAATACCACGATTCAGATTCAAGTAGGAGTACAGTGGTACTTCTGTGAGAACTGTTATGCTGAACTGGAAGACCCTGATAATCTTATTAGAGATGCCTTCCAAGAACACGATTTGGAAAAATGTACAGAATGTGCTACACTTGAAGAAATGACCCTAGTAGGACTAAAAATAAAGGAGACCCAATGAAAGTAGAACTAAATAATCTTATCGAGGCAGGCCGTTTTGGTGTGGATAGCGGACAAGCAATGGTGGGCGACCCCTGCTACCTTGACCAATGGAAAACCAATGAAGGCGAGGAGTGGGATTTGGACGGCAAGATAGGTCAGTATTCCTATCAGGGTGCCTCTGCTACAACAATTGAGAAGTCTTATGGAGAACTTGGCGTAGGCTCTGCCGTTGTATTCAACACAGGCTATGGCGACGGATACTATCCTGTCTTTGTTCAACTCAATGAGGACGGACGAGTTAGCAAGGTAGTTATTGATTTCGAAGGTGACATTAACTAATGAATGAATATACTGTAGAAGTTATCTTTGAACCCACAGGCGACTACATGCATTTTAAATATGAGGCTGAGTCAGATAATGAGGCGGACCTCTGCAATGAAATATTAAACCAACTATCAATCGTATCTTTTAAGGAGCAAGAGTAATGGAAATTATTCTAGGAATTTTGGCTATCATTTGGTTTCTTGGTGCACTATCAGGTGGCCTAACTGGATATACAGGGGAGCACAAATAATGGGAGCCCGTTGTAACTTTGTATTCAAACAATCAGAAGACATGGCCGTATGCCTGTACAGTCACTGGGATGAGGACTATATGCACGAGGTACTAGCAGCAGCCTTACATCATGCTCGTCCACGTCTACAAATGGGAGATATCCCATATGCTACCCGCATGGCCATTAGCCATATTATTAGAGATTCTGTGCTCGATGAGACAGGCTATGGAATTTATGCCATGGACCCTAGCGACCAAGGTTTCTTGGACTCACCAATCACAATAGATTTAACAGACATGACCGTGGGCAGCGGTGAAGACTGGCACAAGATTGAAGACTTTATCTCATATCACACAAATTTAATTGCGAAGGTCTAAGGTTGGGTCCCTTAGATCTACAGGGGAGGGGCAGCGTGGGGTTGCCCTTTCCCCTACTTTTTGATACAATGGATACTGGAGGAGGACTATGCGTATAAGACGAATACTAACAGCGGAGGAAAAAGTTGCTAACAAACTTGGCAATGAGATTTCTGACCTCAGAGTTGATTTGGAATTAGTGGGGGAATACTTAGCAAAGTCCCAACCCAATGTCGTGTATAATAGATTACAGGTAATAGCAGAGTCAGCCAAAGAAACTAAGGAAGGTACAAATTATGCCCACAACAACTTTTGACAGCAAGGCTTTAATCTTAGGTCAGGTTTGGATGCAACACAAAACTGATGATGAGATGGCAGATTTTTTTGAATACAATGATATCGGTATCCCTCTTGCTTTTGCTTATGCTGAGGGAATAATCAATAGCACACCAACACTAGAGAAATATGTTAACGAAACATTTGACTTATTGCTAGAGGCGTTGAACCTTGTGGATTCTGGGTTTGACGATTTGCAAGACCTTTGGGATTGTCTAGAAGCATTAGACCAACACAATAATCCCAACCCCTGAAAAGGGCCGGGACTTCTTATTGACAAACCACAAACCTCTAAACCTTATTACGAAAAGACATTACGAACCCCTAAAACTTTCCCCCTGCTGAACATTACGATCCAAACCTTTATATCCCCAAACCTTATACCACGCAAACCTTGGTTTGTCAAACTAGGTGTATAATTTATATATGAGTCCAAGACATTTTGCAAACCTTTATAGCGAAAGATCTCATCGCCATGACTCTAAAAGAGATATCGAAATATTTCATGATGACATTCAAACCATAACAGGTATGTTGTATTCTATTGTTACTCTTAGGGCTTTCTTTCCTTTCTTTAGATCCCCCGCCGAAATCATTGACAGTACTATTACGAATGCGCCTTATCCAATGCCGCAAATTGCGGGGGATCAAGAAGAACAAAACAACCCCCTATAGAATAACAAACCTTTTATCCTGGTTTTCTATAAATTCCATATTGGTTTTATAAAATAACATTACGATTATCGACAATTTCTCCCTGGTTTTGGGAGATTTTTTATGGGCAAAATCATGCATACAAGGACTTGACAAACCATCATTTTGCATGTATAATGCCCAAACCTTACAATGGGATATGAGGTTTGACAATATCGGGCATATGTGGTATGAGGGTTTGTGAGGTTTGGGATAGGAAGGTTTTTCGATTTGACATTACGAACAATCTATGAAAGTGCGCCATTCTCCACTATCCTCCACTTCACTCCACTTCTAGACTGTTTAATAATATAATCAGTAACATTTATCTGTGGATAAACCTGTGGATAACTTCTATATCCAAACCAATATAGATGTGTCAAACCTGTGGATAACTATGATGCTATAATTGATAAGTATGAACCTACATGAGATTATTGCAGATATTATCTATGATCATTTGAAGGGTAAGCATAAAGATGCCCTATCTATCAAACTAGCAAACCAGATAATTGAAGCAACTGCAGAGTATTACGAAGGCTTATCAGAACCCTCTTAGACTATCTCTAAACTCTCTTACTTCTTTAAACATTTCATTATCTGGATGGTCTGGAAGATAAGAATAGTCTGATGGTTTCTCTTGATTGCCAAACCTTACAAAGAGCATTCTGACATATTCTCCATCCTTAAACTCCTTATGGACTCTCCAATGGATCTCTTTGTTGGGATTAAAAACCAGGGCAGAGTTGTCTACTAGGCTATATGTCTCAAAGTTTAAGCCTAAAGCCCAATCTGTATTAGACTCTAACTGGATATTTAGAATCAACTCAGTTGAATCTCTATCGACATGTGCTGGTAGGTTGGGTTTGCCATACAACAAGTTATATTCTACATAGGTAACATTGCTTATCTGCAACGGTAGATCAGTAACTTTCTTTATAACATTATGTAACTTATCAAAAATCTTTTGGCTTACGCTATTTGACATAAGGGCATACCTAATCCTGCCATACTCGTCAGTTGACTCTGACTTATTGGCCTTTATGTTCTCATACAAAATCTCTATCTCTTCTTTTGAGAATATATCAGTGACTATGCTTATGTCCTTTGAGGATATTTTGGCGGTACATGAATCAAAAACACTATGTGACAAAAACTCCCCACATGGGCAATTTGACTCATTACACTGACAATCATCTGGTATTGGTAGATAATCCTTCTCATTGGCTGTATCTAAAACCTTACATGGGCTATCTGCCTCATGGGAGACAAATCTGCCACATCTGCAAAAGCCTATCTTGCCATACTCACCAGCATGACCTATTCCTTTAGGGCTTGCGTTACATAGTTCTGGTTTCATATAGGTATTCTATCATGCTATTGGGGATTATGATGATATCTTTTTCTTCCCCGCATTTTTAGGATACTAACCGCTATTGCCCTCTTAGGGCATAGGAAGGTTTGTTAACTCTATTTTGCGCCGAACTCTAAAGACTTGCTAATAGCATTATTGACCATGCGGACCAAACCTCGTCTCGTAATTTTTGACGCATCAAACGTCTCCGTATACCCACCTTGAGGCATATCTGCCTTGCTTAGGAAGTGTCCGTACTTAGTCCTTAGTGTGTCTAATACTAGGGATTCTACTGCTCTTGCTTGATCCCGTTCGGAAAACCACCAATACTTGATTAGAACCCAGCCCTTCTGCCTGTGGCTTGCAAACCTTCTACCAGACACATCTGATATACCTATCTTGATAGCCTTGTATATAGGGCTGTAGAGTATGTATAATAGGGTCATAAGTCTATTATACTTGACATCCCCCGCCAAAATCGATATACTTAGGATATGATCAATATGGAAATACCAGATCCATTTCAAACCTTTGTAGCCAACAAGTATGCCAACGCTAAAGGTGCTGTGTATGACTTCTTTGCTAGAGAATGGCATATGAAGTGTGGATGCTGTAGCGAAGATCTTTTTGCACCTACCCGCAAAATTTTAACAAAAGTTAGACTATACCATACAAGAAATGAGTGCTGTGGTGGATACTGAACAAACCTTTGACCAAGAGTTTACTGTTGAAGAATTAACCAAGATTATCGTTGATCAGGCTAAGGCTGATATTAAGGCTAAGTTTGGTAATAAGAAAAGGCATAGACAATGATCTGTAAAACCTGCGGGATGGATAAAGAAAACATTAACTACTGGGATACCCATCAAACTATGAGTGATTACAAGGTGTGGTGTGCCAAGGGAGCCTAAGATTACGAAGATGGATTGGCGTTCCCTAGGCTACTGGCCTGTCTGGAAAGATGGGAAAAAGGTGTGGGTGCCTAAAGATAAAGTAAGTTCAGATAGTAATAAATAACATTATTTATGATATAATGGTTTTATGACCAAAACAAAATGTTTTTTCTGTAATCAAGAAGCGATCTACTATGATGTAGTCGTTAAAGATGAAAAATATATTGTTGCCGATGTCTGTGCCAAACACTTTACTGTAGCCTTGGTATCTTGAGATAGGACCTAAAAATTAATAAAAGAAAACTTAAAGATGGATCAGAAGTTGATTCCTACGAGAAGCCTGTTGATTTAATTATACACACCAAGGCTCCTGCCAAATGGAAACTAATTGACCTTGAAACAGGACAAGAATACATCGGTTCAGAAATGCCTCACGGAACATTTGCAGAAATATTAAGAAGTAAAGTACTCAATGGATTTATAGGCTCATGGTTTAAGACCAAGGGCAGAGATATTTGACTAAACCACTGACATAGGGTATACTGGATATATGGAACAATTAATGGATACATATGGCTCATGGATTCTTGCTGTCATTGGGGTAGCAGGTATATACTTTGTTGGCCGTAAAGATGCATGGGGATGGTTTGTCTTATTGTTTAATGAGACACTATGGATAGGTTATGCTATAGTTACTAAGCAATATGGATTTATTCTATCTGCCCTTGCATATGCAGCAGTATACATTAGATCCTACATTCACTGGTCTAAAGAACCAGTCAATGAACTACCACTATAGGAGATAGTCTATGATAAGTGCATTCTTTTTAATCCCTGCTTTTATACTTGGGTATATTGCATGTTATTTTATAATGACATATAAAGTTGATCAGAATTAAAGGCTGGAAATAAAATGAGTATTGATGAAATGATGCTACGGGAAGAGATTGCACTAAAGATAGAGTCTATCCCAATTGCAGAAGGTGGTTCACAACTAAACGCTCTTGGTATGCGTATTCTTGCTGCTGCGGTGGCCAGAGGAAAAGATAACTACATGACCAATATGTTTGAAAACCAAAAAGATTTTGAGTAGTAGATGATATCTCATAAAGTAGAAAAGACTAATATTCTTCCATTAAGATGGTTTGGGAATCTGTGTGGTCAAATTTCAAGTAATAGTTTAGTTAAAGCATTTAACCTACAGGATGATGAAAACTTTGGACCTCGCTTTAAATTTCATACAAAGGTTTGGCACTATGTAAACAAACCATACGAGAAGTGGGGCACATACTACATGGTAGACCTACTGTCTTTTAAAGAAGATATGTCTGGTCCTGAGTGGGATGACTATGATGAAGATGGAATTCCGTATTGGGAAAAATGGGGAAAAGATGAGTAGATTAGTTATATGTGCTATTTGTAAAAAAGAATGGGAATTAAGATGGGGAATCATGGCCAATGAGTCTCTAGCAAGACATATGAAAGATCATAAGTGAAGCCTACAGCACACATCTACGATGTAGATGGAACTCTTGCCAATGTAGATCCGTTCTTACACTATGTCCGTAATGGTAATAAAGATTACGATGCATTTCACTATTCTTCTATTGATGCCCTGCCAAATGTAGAAGTTGTAGAGATGCTAAATAATTCTGCTAGTGATGACCACTCTATAATAATTGTTACATCCAGAAAAGAAAAATACCGTGGCATAACCTCTCTGTGGCTTGCAAGAAATAAGATAAAGTGTCATGCACTTTTTATGAGAGCAGACGATGATCACAGGCCAGATTACGAAACCAAAAGAGATATACTTAATAGAATTACAGAACTTTGGGATGTTGTTCATGCAGTAGATGACAACCCATATGTTATAAAATTGTGGGAGGACAATGGAATTCCTACTACAAAAATAGGAGATTGGGACGGTGATCGTGGTTGACTATACGTGGCAACTATGATATGATTGTATTATGAAAAAAAATAACAACAAGGCATCTCAACACAAAGCAAAACGCTATGCTAAAAATAAGAAAAGAATAAAAGATAAGCCATACTTGTCAAAGCATGAACGCAAACTAATTGCTAAAAGACAAGAGATTATTTCTTCTGGCTTAAGACTAATATCAAATTAATATACGGGGAGCAGTAGCCAAGTTGGTCAAGGCCCCGAACTCATAATTCGGTTATCGTAGGTTCAAGTCCTACCTGCTCTACTATGTCTCCATGGTCTAGAGGCCTAGGACTCCACCCTTTCACGGTGGCAACACGGGTTCGAATCCCGTTGGAGATACTGAACCTCTGTAACTCAGCGGAAGAGTAGCGGACTTCTAATCCGTTTGTCGCAGGTTCGATTCCTGCCAGGGGTGCTATAATTAGTTATATGAACGAAAATCTTTTGTTTTACAGAACATTAAAGGAAGCATCAAGAAGACATCCAAGTGAACTTGGTAAAACGGTTTATTCTAATCAAGATATTTTAGAGGAAATATCTTACAATATCAATAGCCATGGCTACAGATCTGAAGAATTTAACAAAAACAACGAAGTAGTGGTTTTGGGCTGCTCTCAAACCTACGGCTCTGGGATGCACAACGAACTTACATGGCCTGAGTTTTTTTGTAATTTTACAAATCAAAAATATTCAAGGCTTGCAATTCCAGGAGATTCCATAGGTGCTCAAGTATATAAAGCCTTTAAATATTTTGAAGAAGTAGGAAATCCAAAATTAGTTATTGGGCTATTTCCACTATATAGACTAGAATATATTTCTGTGCCAGGAAAATTTGAAGGTGATAATCCAAGAAATGGGGCACAAAGATCAGAGTTATCAGTAGGAATAGCATTCTTTTATCAACAATACATAACAAAAATTTCAAAAGTACCACACAACCCAGAATATGTTATTCCAAAAGAGTTTGTGATGTTTTATAATTTTATGCTTATAAAAATGCTTGAACAATACTGTGAATCACACAATATAAAATTTATATGGAGCATATATGATAGCAAAGAAGATAAAAAAGAAATGGAGTTTTCTTCTTACAACATTTTAAAAAATTATTTAAACACATCAGATTTACTTCAGCAGCCAGACGATCAACCACAAAGTCACCTTTCAAATTGCTCTATATCGTCTCAAAAAGAATATTGCGGAAAATTTTCTCGACACAAACTATACTCTTGGGCAGCAGATACTGTTTCAGAAAAACAATTAGGTCATTGGGGAATACATGTAAATCACCATATTGCAAAACTATTTGCAGATAAATATATGGAGATAAAAAATGATTAACAATATTAGATGGCAGTACTACAAAATAGTCATATACTTTAAAAATAAAAAAAGAAAAAAGAAAGACTTTATATATTAATGATAATACTTGGAATTAACGAAACATCTCACGACGCTTCAATATCCCTAATCAAAGATGGAGAAATACTTTTTGCAGGACATGCAGAAAGATATAGTAAGAAAAAAAATGACTGGTATATCAATGATAGTTTAATAAAAGATGCTTTAAAATATGGCGTACCAGATCATATTGCTTACTATGAGAAACCGCTTTTAAAGGCTTCCAGACTGGCTTTAAGGGGTGGGACTGGAGACTGGAAGCCAAGGTTTGAACTCCCTGGAATTCCAAGAAAATCTTTTAGTCATCACTACTCTCACGCTGCAGCAGGATACTATACAAGTTCATTTAATGATGCTGCAATTGTTGTTTTAGATGCTATGGGTGAATACAATACCTCCACAATTTGGGTTGGCGAAGGCGAAAAGATTAAACTAAAGTATAAGCAAAATTATCCTATTAGTTTTGGATTATTCTATTCAGCCTTTACACAACTAATAGGTCTTATGCCAAACCAAGAAGAATATATTATGATGGGTATGGCTGCTTATGGTGATTGGACAAAGTATTATAAGAAGGTTGACGAGTATTTCCCTTCATACGACAATCAAAAATATAATTTTCATAAAGGAATTACAGATTGGGGCTGGGTTTTAGAAGAAGATAAATTTGATATTGCAGCAGCAGTTCAGTTTGTTTATGAGCAAAGACTAAATGACTTTATGCGTATGGCAAAGTCAATTACTGGTAAAAACAATTTAGTATTTATGGGTGGGTGTGCTCTTAACTCTTCAGCAAATACGCTATTATGGAATATTTTTGATACGATTTGGATTATGCCAAATCCTGGTGATGCTGGAAGTTCTTTAGGCGCTGCAGCAGCACTATACGGAAAACATATTGAGTGGAAAAATCCTTACTTGGGTTACGATTTGGGCGGGGAATACCCAGTAAGCAAAATATTAACAGGACTAATAAGAGACAAAGTTGTGGCAGTGGCATCAGGTAGGGCCGAGTATGGTCCAAGAGCATTGGGTAATAGGTCTATACTTGCAGATCCAAGAGATCCAAACATTAAAGATAAGGTAAATCTAATTAAACAAAGAGAACTTTTTAGACCATTTGCACCAGTGGTACTAGCAGAGCATGCACACAAATGGTTTGATATGGATTTTGAAAGCCCCTATATGCAGTATACCGTTAAATGTTTGCAGCCAGATAAAATTCCTGCTGTGGTTCATAAAGACGGGACTTCAAGGGTACAGACAGTAAAAAAAGAACAGCATCCAGGACTATATGAAGTATTATCTAATTGGCATGCAATGACAGGTATTCCTATATTACTAAATACAAGTTTAAATATAAAAGGACAACCATTGTTAAATGACGAAAAAGATATAGAAAAATGGGAGCAAACATATAGTAGTTCTGTGGTAAAATAACAATATGAATAATGAAATTATCAATTTAGAAAAAATACCAGACATTTTTTTATATAGATCACTAAAAGAAATGAGTGGACACGCTTTGCCAAATACAAAAGCAGACTCAGTTAAAATAGAATACAGACTAAATACTCATGGATATAGATGTGATGAATTTACTAATCAAAAAATTCTAACTCTTGGCTGTTCTCAAACAGAGGGTCACGCACTCCCAATAGAATTAACCTGGCCTTACTTGATATCACAAAAAATGAATAAAGGCTATATAAACTTAGCAAAAGGTGGAGATGGGATGCAAGCGCAAATAGTAAAAGCATTTCAATTTTTTAAAGAATTTTATCATCCAACACACATATTCGCAGTATTTCCAATAACAAGAATGGAAGCACCTTTAATTAATCTAAAAGTAAGAAATAACAAAAATATAAAAAACTTAAATACAGAAGATTACATAGGCAAGGCTTTACTTTCAAATAATTGGATTGAAAAATTTTCTAAAGAACCTCACACAATAGAAAATGTTTTACCAGAAGAGTTTGCAATTTTTTACAATATTTTATTTATGAAAATTTTTATACAATACTGCAAATCCAACAACATTAAACTAGTATGGACCTATTATAATGATTCCTCTTTAGAAAAATATTCATTTACAAAATTTACTGACACATATTTTGAAAGCCCTCATATAGATAGTGTGTGCATTCCAAAAGAACTGGGATGTCATATGGAATTGTCAGATAACAAATTTTTTGATTATGCTGCAGACTATGAGTATTGGCCACCTGGACATTATGGATTTCACAAACATTTGCATATTGCAGAAGAAATGTTTAGCATGCTATAATAGGAATAAGGGTGTGGTTGGCCTATATTTGTCGGGAAACTTTTATAGTCTATGTTGCAACACCACACCCTCCTAATTTTTGAGGTGAACTTGTTTGATTAAAGATTCAATATTTATACCAATAGCAGCCTGTGAAGAAAGATTTATAGAGCAAACTGTAAAAAGTGCTTTGTCTAACGCCGAAAATCCAGACAATATCTATTTTGGTATATTTAACAACATACTAAAGAAAGAACATTCTTTACTAGATAATGACTTTTTACTAAATAATGATCAAATTTTTTATGTTGAACTAATAACTCCAGCGCCAATGGGTACTGGTTTTGGAAGAATGAATGCTTCTTTGTTGCAATTTAAAGAATTTGACTACATGTTTCAGATAGATGCTCATACATTTTTTAGCAAAAAATGGGATAATCAACTAATAAATATTTTTAATAAAATTAAAGAACAAGAAAATATTAATGAAAATAAGTTGGTTCTTTCTGCGTCAAGTGGATTTACTTGGACTTACTACGATGAAAATCCTGAAAAAGTTTATATCATTGACAAAGAAAACAAAACAGCACTCGAAATAGATCCTTTAAATTTAGAAAAAAATGCTGAAGAATTAATAAACAGGGGCATGACAAAACTCAAATTTGTTTATGATGGAAAACAAAATAACAATTTAGTTAAAGACCATGTAAATTTCCCAATAGTTTATGGCGATAACTATATAGATAAAAAAGAATACGAAGAATCAAACGGAGTTCATGGAACTTTTATGTTTTCTAAAGCAAAACTAAATAGAGAAGTTCTTCATGATCCAGAGGATCATTTTCATGGAGATCAAACAAACTATTCTATTAGGCTTTTAAGCAGAGGATATAAAATTTTTAGTCCCAAGTATCCGACCATTGCTGTTTTAAATCAAGTATATATAGATAAAGATTTTAAAGAAGATGCATCTATTCCATTAGGCAAAGGCCACAACTGGAAGACATATGAAGCAAATAAGGTTGGATCAGACTACTTAGAGACAAAAATAAATAACTCTGCAACAAATTTTCAACAAATAATATCTGGAGATTATTTTGGATACTGGGGAACAACAGACAAAGATTCTCTAAATAAAGTAAAAAATCAAATTGGCTATCCAATGGACAACCAAAAATGAATTTAGAAAATGAAATAAAAGATATACTTTTTGAAATAGGAAAGGAAATTAAGGTTCACAAACTTATTGATGGAAACCTCATTATAGAAATTGATTATGACAAGTATACTATTTCAATTATGGAACTAATTAAAAAATATTTATCTAACGACTAGGATTCCAAAACAAAGAATTATTTTCGTATATCTCTTTATCTAGTTTAAAGTTTTCAAGTATTGAATCTTTTTCGCTTTGATCTAAAGAATTAAATAATCTTTCTGAAGCATCATTCTTAAAATATGTTTTATTAATTTGTGACAAATCAATATTTAATTCTACACCCAAATCTTCTGATATCTTTTTAACTAACAACTCATAGTCCATAGACTCTAACTCGTCAGTCCTAATAAATAGGTTTGTTCTCTTAATTCTGTCGTATATCAACTCTGTATCATATTCTTTTTGTTCATTATGAAAAAATTGTGCTTCTTTGATAACAGACATTGCTGCTGGATCTGGACTTAAAGCAAAATTGTGAGACTGAAAATCTTTCATGTATGGCCATGTGGATAATTTTTCAAACAACTCTTCTTTTTCAACATGAAGATTTTCTCCATTGATTGTGTGCCAATTTTCTTTGTCTATTAAGTCTGCTCTACCTGCAGCAGCGTGGCATACGGAACTAACAAAAAATTCACAAGGCTCTCTAAAAACTGAAATGACATATGTTTCATCATCTATAAAGAATGGCCATCCACCGTGTTGTCTCATGTCTTCTGGCATTCTTAAATACTCAATGCCGTGCTTAGCAAGAGTCTCTTCCATAGGTCTAAGGATGTATTTTGTTAAAAACCTTCCACCAGTTTTTGGTATGTGTAAAAAATAGACTTTATTGTATTTCATGAAAACATTGATTTCAAAGTAAACTCAGATACAGTGCCAGAAACACGATCATAAATCTTGCCATCAATTTTAGATATAAGTGTGGGCACTGATTGAACATTGTATAGTTCTGCCTTTTTAAATTCTTTGTCTACATCTACCTTGTCATAGTAAATATCTTTATTGTTTACGATAAACTCCTCTATGATAGGGGCAATTCTTTTACATGGAGCACACCAGTCTGCTGTAAAATGTATTAGTTCTTTCACTACTTATCCTTCTTATACTCTCCGTATTTACCAAGGACTGCTTTAACTGTCCCGTCTTTTCTTAAACGAACAATCATTCCATCTTTAATCTGAATAGGATTAAATGGATGCTTTGTCCTAAACTTACCAGATGCTTTTCTATTTCCCATTAGATAGTATACTTTTCTCTTTGTACTTTGGTATGATCTTTTCCAAAGTCAGAAAACAAACTCTCTGCCTTTGCAGCAGGAATACAATTAGGAACTGGTTTACCGTCGGCCCCAGGCTTCATTCCTCTTTGAACATATCCATCCCAACAAGGTGCCTGCTTATTGACATTGCCACAGCAATCCGATTTCATTTCTCCTGCTTGGCACTGTGGACAATCTTCACAACTAACATTAAGTTCTTTGCACATAGGGCATCCGCAGCCTTCGTATTCTTTTAACATCTAACTATTATATCACTTTATAAAACCTAAGAACCTATTATGAGTCCTTATCCTGTGGCAGTTAGCGCAAACCACTTCACACTTTTCAATCTCTTTTTTGATAGCCTTCCAGGACATCCCATCGTGGACCATTCTTGAGACATTATATTTTTTATTTCCCAGGTGATCAAAATCTAAGACTATAGGGTTCTTATTCCCACAATCAGCACAGCCAGCAGCCTCTTTTATCTCTGTCAGTCTCTGCTTAAACTGTTTCTTATTGTAAGCGGACAACTCTTTGTCTGTCATAGATACACCCATTATATAGCCTTTTAAGGGCATTAAAAGCCCCATACAGGCAATTCAGGCACGAAGGCCACGGTATATATCAATGGGTAACTAAGCCATCTCTAAGGTCCTGTATGGGGACATATATATTGTAACATAATAATGGAGCAGTTTAATAGACTTGCTCAGGTCCCCCAGGTAATGACCCTGGTCCTCCGTACTCAGCAATAAGGTTGCTATAAGCAACTGCATGTATCATGACGGAATACTATCTATTATACTACTTGATTTTAATAGACTTAGGTTTCTTTTCTTCTGGAACTACTCTGATGACATTTACATTTAAGATGCCATCTTTTAGTTCTGCTGAGGTCACTTCCATGTACTCACCAAGAGCAAAAGATCTTACGAACTTTCGTCCTGCTATACCTTTGTGTACTACCTCTGCATCTGTTACCTCTACAATCTCACCCTTAATAATAAGAGTCCCATTGTCTACTGTAACATCAACATCTCCCTTGGAAAAACCAGCAACCGCAAGAGATATCCTGTATGTATCTTCATCTAGTTTAATAAGATCATAAGGTGGATATGATTGTGAGTTTGTTTTGTATGCATTATTTAGGCGATTCAACTCTCTGTTGAAGCCAATAAAAAAAGGATCATTAAATAGATCCAGTGTTGACCATGTTTGTTTCATTTTATTCCCCTTTCAAGCGAATAATTTAATTTGCCCCCCTATTGGGCAGGCATAAATATTATAGCATAAGAAAAGACGGCTGTCAAATGACAACCGCCAAATCTTATTTAGTCTTTATTACAAGACGTTATGGCTGGTTCCGCCTCCGCCACCCTTACGAGGTGACTTCTTTGCAGGAGCCTTCTTGGCAGTCTTTTTGACTACCTTTGCATTCTTAACTGCAACATCTACATCTTCTACTGATGGCATTCTACCGAACGCTGGATCAGATGGATTGGCTGCTCTCAATACTACTGGCACAAGTGCACCAAGTAGTGAGTATGCTAGTGTCTGTGGATCAGTTACACCAGCAGCATACATTGCTGTTGCTGCTCCAAGTACTGATCGTCCGTATGACGCTAGTGCATTTTTAATTTGTTGGTTCATGTTTATTCCTCCTAGGATATGAACTTCGATATGGCTGTCCAAACTGGTTGGGCAAGCCATAATCCAATTATACCAGCAACACCAGCAAAAACTGGGGGAGCAGGGATTGGAATCTTAATTGGGGATATTGCGCTTATTGATAGGATAATTAGACCTAAAGTAAGCCCTACAGATAGTGATAGTAATATTTCTTTCATTTATTCCCTCGATTTTTGTAGTTGTGTATAATGATTTAAACAAACATCTAGAACTTTTGTTTCCGTGCTAAACAATTTTTCTCCGTCAAGATCGCATGCAATAACACTACAAATACCCAATGGCTCAAAAGAAAGTTGATCGTAGGTTTTAAATTCTATCATTGTCTTGAGTCCACATAATTTTTTATAAAAGGAACTATTACTTCTACTTCTTCTGATGGAACAGCATTAATAAGCATATGGTTTATACCTCTGCTTTCAAGAGTATTCACAAGATCGTCAAACTGTTCATAAGTAAAGTATGCAGCATCAAGAACAGGCTGTGGAACTTCTCCTTTTTTCCATACTGGTCTAACTACATGATTAGTTAATAAATCAAGTTCTTCTTCTGTTTTTCTGATAATTGGAGTAATTGCTAACATTACTTCCATGCCTTTTAAGTCAAGTGGAACTGATACAGAAGGACCCTTCAAAAAATCAGACCAACCTCCACGAGCATATATGTGATATGGCAAGATAATTTTGTGTCCATATTTTTTTGCTGCTTCAAAAACATAATGATTTGTCGTTGAAACATAAACATCTAACTTGTTTGTGTGGTTTGGATCACGCCAATATCCTGGGGATTCCTTATCTTGATCCATTTCGTTTAGTACTTTAAGAAATTCTATCATATAGTTTGATCTGTCAACGTTACTTGATTTATCGTTTACGTTTCCAACAATACCACCAACACCATCTTCATGGTCTTTAATATATCCACAAATCAAATTAACCTGAAGCCTATTTTTGTCTATTCTATCCATAGACCTATTTATCATAGAAAGATATTGAGGAGATATTGTGTATGGACGAATTGCTACCAAATATTTAATGTTTTCGCCTTGTTTTATATCTTTTGCTGCTTTTATAAACATATCACCTTCTGGAATATCATGTGTAAACATTACTCCAGAGAAATTATTGCTGTTTAAGTTTGATGGGGATTTGATATTTTCGGGATCTCCCATTACTCCACCAAAATAATAAAATTTCATTATACTATTTTATCATAATCTTCTGGTAATAAACTTTTTAATTTTTTAAATTCTGAAGATATTTTTTTTAAGGCAAAGTCGTGTGGAGCAACCATACCATCTACTGCTGCACCATATCTATCGTAATATTCAACTTGAGGACCAACCTCATCAATAAACGACTTAAGTCCAGCCTGAACTTCTTCTATGTATTGGTATGCCCAATCACGAGAATCTGAAACAAATTTTAAAAAATCTTCATTAGATTTTTCTTTATCTGTTTTGCTGGCTTCGTGCTCTTGTTGTTGATGTATCAATAGTTTTAGGGTATTGGCAAGAATGGCCTTATTGTTTTTTCTTTGTTTTAAATAAAGGTACAAAAACAAAGAAGTAAAAGTAGACATCACAAAAATTAAAACTAATTCAATCATAACTCTTTACCACCTTCTCTAACTAAAAGAACTATTGCTCCATTATCCTCTAGTGCTTTTTTTACACGAATCATATACTCTACGGCCTGTCTTTTAAGATCAACCGTTTCTAAGGACATAAAGACTTTTTCTTTTGCTTTAACAGTAATAAAACTATCATTGTCTATTACCTCTAAAGAAAATCCCTTGGGACAATCCAAAGATCTAAACGCTCTTCTCATTTGATCTGTATACATATTACTCCATTGTTAGGGATTGCCATGTTGTTCCCCAATCAGCCTTTGTTTTATGACTAGAAAATTCTTTTGACAACTCTCCATTTTCTAAGTATACCCCGCCCCAAACGCCCCACTCTTTACCAGAAATACCAACAGAAAAACATTCTTTTCTTACTGGGCAAGTAGAGCACAATAAATCTACAGCAGGTCTTAAAAGTTCATCTTCTTCATACTTGTCAAAGAATACATTTGTATCATAATCCAGGCATGCAGCATTATCTTTCCATTCATACTTATTCATGCTACCTTACATACTTGTCAGGTATTTCCCATCCATTTCTAGAAACGACGAAAATCTTTTTTAGGTGCCAGGCATTATTTTTTAATGCTCCGTACTTTGATGTAAAAGCCTTATCTGACTTTATCATCTCTACAACATCCCATCCATCCCAGGACAGGTTGCTGTTCTTGGAAACAATTGCTTCCATTTTTTCAAGAGAATTAACTGATATCATTGTGTGTACTCCTTAGAAGTTGTATACGTTTGTGTTGATGTTTTTTGATCTTGACAAATTTACTACTTTAGAAACTTGTTCTTTTGGATTAGCAACAAAAGCAAAATGATTAAAACTATCTATGTTTTCTTCAACCCATTCAGGGCTAACTCTAAATAGTTTAATAGACTTTCCTCTAGCCTTCATTCCTCTTTCAGAAAGATTTACAAACTCTGACGCCATTGCACTAATGTTTCCTGGACCAGCAGTATACAAGTAAAACTCTTTCTCATCTTCTTTTAATTCAGATAAGGCAACTGCCATTGCTCGAAGAAAAATATTATAGTTTTTGAAACTAGGCGTCCCTTGAACCCCTACTATCATCACTTACTCCTTCTCTCAGTTTGTCCAGAATGAACAACATCTGATCTAATTGTACCTTATCCATGTGGGTTGTGTCAACTCTTTGTGCAGACTCTTTGTCAACCAGGTTATTTATTAGTGGGGCATTGTAAAAAATGTTATCTTTAATCCAATAAGCCTGACCATCTACAATAATGACCCGAACATTTGTTTCTTTCTCATGATTTTTAGATTGACTTTTTCTGTTAAGTTTTCTTGAATACCTGTTTCCACCAGAGAATCTATACTGTAGCATTGCTTGGCTAACTATCGGGGAACTTTTTGAATTTAATCGTGCTTTAATTATATAAACAGACAAAAGCAAAAGCATACTTACGCTTACTATTCCTGCCCCCAAGGCGCTATTCATAAAAGCATCCATTCCACTATTCTATCACTTTTTATCAAAAAGAACCTTGATTATTTGCTGAAGGGCTGTTCTTTCATCAACAGGAAGAGCCTTTATTTTATTTATATCAAAGGCCCTCTCGCTTATAGTTACAATTGGGTTTGGCAAGGTTATGTCCATGTCTACAAAACCTTTTTCCCACAACTTCATTGCTACTTCTGAAAAATAAACAGACATTTCTCGATCAAGATTGGGATCTATGTCTTTTAGCAGTTCTGTTCTGACATACATATTCTCTCCAGTTTCTGGATCTTTTCCAGTAAACTTTATTCCACCAGTTAAAACCAGCCTATCAAATATTTCATCTTCATTGATCATTTCCCTGACTTCTTTCTAGCCTTTGCTAAAGCATCAAAATCTTTTACCTTGGTATCTCCAAGATATCCCCATGCATAACCATCATTAATCATCATGTCATTAAGAGACACAGTGTCATCATTGACATAGATCCATCCTAAGATACGACCATACTTTTCAGATGAATCCATCTTCTCAGTCTTGATTACAACAGACTTGGCATCTTTTAGAGCCTTCTTTAAATATTCTTTAGACTCAAGGCCAAGAGCCTTTTCCTTAAGATCTTTTGTGCGAGACTCAGGAGTATCAATACCAGCCAATCTTACACGAGATGAAAACAAAATGTCAAACCCTAAATCAATAAGAACGTCAATGGTATCTCCATCTACTACATTCTCTACTTTTCTTACATAATACTGATACATAATAAGCCCCCTTAGACCCAATGTTTAATTATAGCACTTACGGCAAGAATTGTCCACAGGATATTAAACCAAATAATTGTAGGCAAAGTCTTAACTGTCGATGACCAAATCAATGCAAGGCTTGATACCAATGCAAAGATGTATAGCCACCACCATTGCTTACCGAATAGTAAGCCTGGAAATATAATAGATATTTTTGTCATAAAAGCAAAGAACTCAACAGTATTTGGCTTGTTCCAATACTCTTTGTGTCTCATTGTCTTTAGAGCATTAATCCACTCTGTTCTAAATTTCATTTTAATCCCTCCAAAAATTGTCTATGATCTATACATTCTGACACCTTGTAGTCTTGATATTTCTTGTAATAGTCATACATATCAGCACCCTTTTTATAGTCTGCAGAATTTTCTATATATGCTTTTGCAATATCTTTATTAATTGTGTTGTGTGCAGAGCCTACAAAGGTCCAACTATTTGATGACCAGTGCTCTCCAGAGTCAAACTTGTTTGGAAGTCTGACCTTCCACTTGCTAATTTTTTCTTGCAGATCTTTTGGTGCATTCTCATATGAAAACTTTTTCCAAAACTCTGTATCATTTCTTAAAGTCATATAGTGAAAATATATAAATTCAGAAATATTATTGTTCATACTAACTATGTTCTTGTTAAACTCTTGTCTTATCTCTTTCGAGTTCTCGAATAGCCATAGCGGATTGTCAAATATCTGTGTCAACTCTACAATGCTAACCCAAATTGATGTTGCTTCTAGTGGCTCAACAAAGTTTGCTGCAAGGCCTACCGCAACACAGTTATTGATCCAGGGCTCTTCATAGCATCCAGCATTAAACTTAAAGCCACCCTTGTCTTTTCTTGGATAGGTTGGCTCATAGCCTAAGAACTCTTCTATCTCTTTCACTGCTTCTTCTTCAGAGATAAGGGATGAGTCGTAGACATACCCACAGCCAAACCTGTTCTGGAGTGGAATCTTCCACATCCATCCGTATTTCATAGCAATTGCTTCTGTGTAGGATGGAATCTTATCTGTCATCTCAACAAAAAATGGAATAGCAGAGTCTACTGGAAGGAAATCTTTGTAACTTTTCCATTTAGCATCATATACTTTCCCAATGATTAGCCTATGAAATCCGCTACAATCAAAAACAAAATCACACATAATCTTTTCATCATTTTCTAAAGTTAAACCATTTACATAGTTATCTTTATCTAGTGAGACATTTTTTATTGTGCCATCAACTACTTTGATTCCTCTTTCTATTCCTATTTCTTTTAGTCTATTTGCTAGTTTGGTAGCATTAAAATGTATAGAAATATTTCCTATTTTTTTATAATCATCTATAGGATCTTTTTTAGATACAAAACCGAAATCTCTCTTGTTTGCTTCCAAAGTGAATGGAACCTTGTTGGCTTCTGAAATTTTTTCTGTAAAGTCTATCTTCTTTACGCTATTATTTAAAGCAATGCTTGCTGCAACAAGAGGGCTATTAGAAAGATACCTATCGTACACAGCATCAAAGCCTAGCGACCTATCTGTTGTAGAAAAACCATGGTAATAAAACTCTCCATCATTATTCCAATTTGTAAACTTGATTCCATTTTTAATAGTTGCATCACAATTTTTTATTAGGTCAGATAAAGGAATATTTAAATGGTCAAAGAAGTCTGCAAGGTATGGGGTAGACCCTTCTCCTGCTCCCAAGATTCCTATTTCTGTTGACTCTATAACTGTTATGTTTAGATCTGGGTATGACCTTTGTGCTTTGAGGGCAGTAAGCCAACCAGCACTTCCGCCACCAACAATAACTATATTCTTTGTCATTATTTTCTTCCCCATTGTATATAGTTCCATCCACGCTCATGTGCGTAGTAAATGAATATTTTAACTACCGTTTCCCAAAACGCAATAGTTACGGAAAGAGCAGCATTTTTTGTTATGACATAGGCAACAGCAACAGAGGAAAGAGTTCCCCATATGCGATAACTTAATGCTTTGGCAAATGATCTAGCCTTGGTTACTTTCATGAAGGCCACTCCATATTGTCAGGGCCTTTACTAATTGCTTTCCAAATTTTAGATACCCATCTCTTTACGTTTTTGCGTAGCCGATATAGCATGAATGTCTGCCCCCAAATCTACTTGTTCAATCTTGTATCCCACATCTCTACCATATACAATATTAGTAATGTTAGGTAGTCTTAGCACTAATGCCCCATCCATAAATTCATCCTTGGCAATATATTCCTTTACCTGATCAAACTTAAGTGGATCTTTTTCACTTGTATTGTATGTATTACGTACTCCAAGAAGTACCTGCTCTGTTCTTTTCCCTGCCTCTTTGTAAAGAGCGTGATGTCCTTCATGCCATGGCTGATATCTGCCCAGCATAAGGGTTGTAGGGGCTGTCCAGTCGTGTAACTGGCAAGCAGTAATGATAAGGTCAGCCTCTTCTTCTACGGTCATGCCACAGGGGATTCTGACATCGCATGACTCTGGATCTTCCCACATCTTATTTGTATCTTCAAATCTTCCAGACTCAATTCTGTCTACCCAAATTAAAATATCTGGATTGCCAAATGCTGCACGAGTCAAGTCGGTAGGGCATACAAAGTCAACGATTACTGGAGCAACTCCCTGCTTAGCAATAAGTCTTGCCATGTCCCCCATACGTCTTGCCTGTTCAATTCTATCTTCAGGGCTAAAACCTAAGTCTGAGTTTACTGTTGCACGGACCTCATCTGCATTAAGGTGAATGGCGTTAATTCTTTCTTTGAGTGCCTTGGCCAACTCTGTCTTGCCTGCACCTGGCAGACCAATAATCTGAATAATCATTTTTTCCCTATCTCTGTGTTTGGCATAATGTCAATTAACAAATGCACCCTATCTATTTCACTGCCATTATTTACATAGTGAGTTCTTGAGTTGTTTATTTCCCAACATTCTCCAGTACCCATCTTAACCCTATCATCTCCTACACCAAAGAATACACTGTCAGAAGTAACTACTGGGATGTGGTTTCTTCTTGAAAGCATGAGATAGTCTCCTGCATCATGATGATGTGCTATATCTTGACCTGCTTTTAACTTAATCAAAAGCACCATACCTCTGACACCCTTGTGGATTCTTTCAAGGTCTGAGATTATTGGCTCAAGAATTTCAAGCAGCCCAGTATCATTAGATGTTTTCTGAGTAGAAAATTCTTCTCCTTCTTTCCACATAAGATCTGCGGTATAGACAAAGTATGAGTTAGTATCTTTATGAACATAGTAGTTATCTTGTCTTGATGTATTGATAAACCACTCTTCAGAAAAACTATCTATATAGTTTTTGATGGGCTCAACATCATACTTACTGTGTTGCTTAAAGTTAAAGTCTTCTAGCGTCTTTCTCATTTTGCCTCCAGGGTCTGATTAAAATCTTTAGAATATCCAAAGTTAATAAAGTCAGAACTGTAGAAATCCTGAACCATTTTTATTGCCTCATCTGAATATTCTTGTATATATGATTCTACCACATAGTTGCCTACATTGTAAAATCCAAGTTCCCAGCCGAGTTCATCCTCTAACTCTTTTAGGTTCTCAAACTTATAAAGTCTCTCTACCTGCAGATCATCCTGGTCCATGATATAAAAAGACTGGGGGATGTGGAGTAGTGGGCTTACTGTAGATATTTTTCCCTGTTTAATATTATCTAGGTACTGTGCAAAAGAGATGTCTGTTTGATTAGTTTTATTGTATTGCTTGTAGCAACTATAGGTTCTTGTGTAGGGGTTTCTTACAACAGCAAAAGAGAAGACTCTCTCGTCTATTAGGTTTGCTTCTTTTAGATATGAGTATGGATCGTGATGCCTTGGCCATTCTCTCTTCCAGTTGTCTAAATTTTTTTCATCTAATATTTTAGAAATTGAAGATCCTGCAGTCTTTGGTATGTGAACAAAAAGTACTGCACTATACTCTTTATCTCTAACTATCATTTTCTGCATCCTCACTATTTATTTCTTTAACAAGTCTATTTACTCTTATATCGTTCTGTTGGTTCCAGTCTGAGTCTAAAATTTCTGTATTCGTAAACAGTAGCAAATCAGTTATTCCCTCATCCTTTAGATTAATTATCTTTTGTTTAACTGTTTGATAGTCTCCAATAATTGAAAAGTTTATGTGTCTAGGATTAGCAGGAATAATTTTTTCTTTATACTCTTCAATCTCTTTGTTTGATTCTAAGATGGTAACATTTGCGCTGACCATTCTTTTTTCAATTCCGTCAAACTTTTTTATATTCTCTCTATATGTATCCAACATGCATAGCGATGTTCCCCCATGAATTTTTACAGTCTCTAAGGTGTAATCAGAGTATCCGCTAAAAACCATAGGAGGTCTTTCAGAAACTGGACAGTAAAGTTTATACATTTTTACAAAATTTCTTAAAAATGTAGTTCTTTTTTGTATAGTATCTATTGGTTCTGATTCTAAAAAAACATCTAACTCTATATCTGGCTCATCTGATCTATTATGAAAATCACCAGCAATCCAATTAATTATAAGTCTGTTACTTTCTATCTCATTATATGCTTTAGTCATCATTGAAAGATACTGAGGACTTACATGATACGGTCTTAGTGCAATCATATATTTTAGTTTGTGGCCAGGGGTAAGAGAAGCAGCAGACTTTACAAAATAGTCTGGTTGTTGTGAATGAAAAGTTAACAAAACTGACTTATAGCCACATTCTTCTAGGTAATGAGAAAGAGCATCAAGAGGAAGTTGGGACTCTCTTAGCATGTAATGAATATTCATTATTGAGCAAGTTTTTCTCGTTCATCAATAATTGTTATAGCAAACTTCATCATTTTGTCATAGCCTACTGCATTATCCATGATTTTATTATAGTGATGACCACAAAATAGCAAGTCTCCGTTTAACCCAGTTACTTGAACCAGGGCTTCCGCATTGCACCTATCGCATCTATTTAAAGGTGACAATTTCCATTCTGGTTTTACATCATCTTTAAGCATTGTAAACATATTATACCTTCCGATTGTCGGTTTTATAAAATCCAGAGCCATTGAATGTGACTCCTATATTAGAGTATACACGAACTAGGGACTGATTGCAAGTCTCACATTGATACCCTGGATCGTTTTCGGACATAGACCTAATCTTTGTATATCTTATTGCACAAGACATACAGTCATATTCATATGATGGCATTATTTCTTTTTCGTTTTAGCCTTTACTTGCCATACTGGTAGGTTTAATTGGTCTCCAGACCACTCATACCCTAATGCTTTTACGATAAACTTAATTATTTTTATTCTCATTATTTAATTCTCCCACCAAATTTTGACCAAACTCTTTCATGAATATAGAAGAAAGTCATTTCTAGTGCTAGATATGACAGTCCATATAGACCAACATACTCCCACTCTGCCTCTCCAGTGTAATACTTAAGTACGAAATAGATTATTCCAGAAACAAAAGTAAAGTGTACAAATGGCCAACTTGCAGTTTTTAGTAATGACTTTCTTCTAGACTCCATTATAGTGCTACCATTCCTTTTCCTCCGCCACCTACGGATTTCTTTACAACAGGCTTTGCAGCCTTCTTAACAGACTTCTTAGCGGGTACTACTGGTTGCTCTGCTAGTTTGTTTAGCAATGGAAGATCTTCTTCGCCAGTATAAACTGGACGACCCCAGCCAACAACTCCATTGATTAGTTTTTTCTTGTTGTTCTTTACATATGCACGTGTTTTTTCTACGCACATACCGCCATTTCGCTGGTCTCCCTTTGCAGTGCCTGATGTGTTGCCTTCAATAACCTGGATTGTTCCATCTCCATTATTCTTAATGCAAATACCAACATGTGAAATACGATTTACTCCGTCTTCTGGGAAATCAAAATAGATCCAGTCTCCTGGGGTTGGGTCGTCATTACGAGCATCTGCCCAACGATCATTTTTCTTAAACCAATCAGATGCTGCAACGGTTGATGCAGACTTTGGATACTTCTTTGGATTTAATCCTGATGTAAATGCACACCAAGAAACAAATGATTGGCACCATGGTTGGAAATTAACACCAGTCCACTTACCATATTTTGTTTCATTATCTTTAGGACCTTCAATAGTTCCTACTTCTTTCTTTGCAACTTCAATAATTGCTTCTACCGAACCTTTTACCGACATGCTTCCTCCTTGTTAATGTAGCATACATATATTATAGCAGAACAAGGTGTGTCTGTCAATAAGTGTGTATTATATTTTTGCTAAGGATGGATTAAGGGCAGATCTTGCTCCCGCAATAGCCTTTTCAATTTCAGAACAAACAAAGGCAAACTCTTCTTCAAAGATTTCTGGAGATCTGTCAGAGCCCATCGCTGGGTTCTTTCCTTCTGCAATTAGAGCCTCTTTTAAGGTTTTTTCTATGTCATAATTTAAGACTGTGCATGTAAAATGTTTCATAACATAGCCGTCCTTATCAATCAAATACTTCTCATAATTGCCACCCATTTGAACTCCATCATAAAATCCAATGTTTAGCCAAGGTGATTTAAATTTTCCTTCAACATTCCCATCTTCTAAAGAATCTCTCATTAACTGTAACATTTTCATCTGTGATGAAATTTCTGCATATACTTCGTGAGGTGGTAGTGTTGGTTGTCCTAGTCCGTTAGTTCCAGCGCTAAGTCCGTTCTCTAACACTTCGTTTAGTAACTCATGAGGAACCGAAGAAACCATCTCTGAGTACTTAAAGGTTGTATTGTAAATTTCTTCCCCGTAGGCTTTTGAATCTAAACCACAAGTAATTCCTTGTGACCATCTTCCTTTGGTAACTCCTGGACCGCAGTAGTCGTTTGTTGGTATAGCAATTATTTCAAAATCTTCGCTGTTATACTTATCTTGAAGCATCTGTAAAACTTCTAGTTGGTTGGCGTTACCGCAACCGACTGTGGTATTTGCTACCAGTGTAACCTTGCCTTTGTATTGTTCAAGGTGGTTTGGGGTGCCTTCTGCTGAGTTTAGAGGAATATCATAGATTGATTTCATGATTTTATTATAACATGTTTTTAAGGGCAGTTTTAGTCATACCCAGGACTGATGTTTAATTACGAATGTAAGAGGCAGACCCTATTACAATCTTTGAAAGAGAAGATAAATACTCTCCAAAGGTACTAAAGGTATTGCGATTTACATACGAGGCTGCAGAAACTGCAGTTGCCACAGAACTTCCAGCAGTATCTGTTGGAGAACCATTGTACTTGGTGATACGAACCTTGCCAGGAGCAACCATATCAAGTCCAGGACCTGTGTTTGTCAGTCCTTCTAGTTGTGTTGCGTTGCCCAATGCTCCCACACCAATTACTCCATTAACACATGAAGGAAATCCTACAACATCTTTGCGTCGATCATTGCCTGTTGCAGCAAACACTGGAATGTTGTTTGCATTTAAAGATGCTACTGCATTCACAGTAACTGTATCATTTGTGCATAGTTTAAGGTTGTTTGCGCTTACTGAGGACTGGCTGACTGAAAGAGCATCGATACTATACTTAGATGCATTCTTTGATACCCAGTCAAATGCTAGTGCCAAGGCTCTTGCATCTCCCCTTGAATTTCCAAGGGATGTAACATCATTAAATCTAATAAAAACAATCTTTAGATTTGGATCAACAGTGAGAGCAGCCTTAACCATTGAATCACCATGGTAGGTAGCGTTGTTAATTGATTTTGGCCATGGAGCAGATGCTGCACCCTTGCCTTCCATAAACAGTTCTCCGTTAGGGCAAGACATGTTTTGAGAAACAATCTTTGACTTTACAGTTGTAAAGCAGACCTCGTGAATAATTTGAGGGAAGTTATTAGAATTGATGGCAGAGTCAATAATCGCTAAGACTCTTTCATCTTGTGCCTGTGCTGGCTGAATTGCTGTGATTACAAGTACTGCTGATAGTAGTGCTAGTAGTGCTTTCTTCATTTATTTTATCCTTTGTTTGTTGTTTGTTTATTCTTTTATTTTAAAAACTACTTGACATGGATCTCCACCGTCTTCCCACTCCTGCTGTTCTTCAGCAGTCATGTATGGATCTCCATCATGGGTGTTACAGAACGGTTCTGTAATCCACCCTCTATCTATACCGTTTTCCAACCATATAGTAAACTCATCGTGATCTATTTCTTCTAGCATATAATAATTATACTCCTAAGCACTGACAATGTCAACTGGACCCATGCAGGATGGGCTAAATTTTATGGCTGCATTAACTGCCTGAAGAACTCTATTTCTTGCATTTTTTTGTTTGTCTGTGGCATACAAAACCCCATACGCATACTCTGCTCCAGAGCCCATGGCTAGATATGGAACTGTATATTTAGATAAAGACATATCCCCAGAACTGTGTTCATATATTTCTCCACGAATTGCAACAATTAATCCTAGGTCTCCGTCTTTGGATGTATCAACCCAGAACTCGTTATAAAAATCACGAAGTTCTTTAACAAACTTAGTCTGCATAAATTTGTCTGTGTCTTTAAGGTTGGGTGCTGTTGGTTTAAAATTATAACGGATTCTTTCTCCGTCCATTGCACCAGCATATCCAATAAGATATGGACCTATCTTCCAAACCTTTGGCGCATCAAGTGATAGAATAGTATTATCGTCAGATGCCCCACGATCTCCAGCCATATATACTTTACCTTCGTGTTTTACTACAGCAATACAGGTCATGCGAAAGCCCCTCCAGATAGGTATGATTAAGTATACCATCCACCTGAAGGGGCTGTCAACTAGGGTCAATAATGACTAATTAGCCTTTTTGTCTACCGTTTTAAACGCATCATTAATCTCTGCTAATGTGAGTTTTCCATCGTCTAAGAAGGCTCTTGCAAGCCTCTCAATGACACTTGCTACACCAAGCAGACCTGCGAGCATTACTGCCTGAAGGGTATCAATTCCTACTACGGCACCAGCACCAAGTACTGATAGACCAGAAGCAGCAAACACTGCTACGATACGCATTAATATATTAGAAAGGGCTTTTTGTGGGCTCTCTTTTTTAGGGGCCTCTACTACCTTTTTAGTTGCCATTATTTATCTCCTTTCCCAGCGAAATATCCGCCAATAATTCCAATTAGACCTACTAAGGCATTTTGAACTAAAGCGATAGCATCTTCATTGGTTCCAAATTTTTCACCCGTTGAAGATTGCTGTAAGAGCATTGAGGCATATTCACCAAGAACTACTAAGCCAATAAAGCCAAGTATGCCTAGGGTTATGACCCACATTAATTTATCTTTCATTTTAGTCCTCCTTTCTTAGCGGTATTGTAATTAACCAAATTACTGTTGTTGCAAGTACTGCAATACCAACAATATCTCTGGCTGATCCTGTTAGGGTTAACCATGCGATAAAGAAGCCAAGGAGGGTGAATGCCTGTGCAATTAATTCCATTCCTGCGTCTTTAAACCATTTAACTAATCCCTTTAGTAGTTTACCTAAAAGGTTAATTGCTTTATTGATTATCTTCATTTGTTCCTCCTTATGACTGCCCCTGCAATTTGTGATACGATGATCACTGGGACAATTACTTCTTGCGCTTTCTCTCTCTGATCGTCTGTCATATCCATACCTAACTCAGAGAAATTAGATAGGAGTTCTACTGGGTCCACTGCAAAGACTGCTCCAAGTGGGTCTGCTAAGAATGCTTCTGTTTGTACTTCTGTTACTGCATCTGCTAATGTAAAGGGCATTGGTGTATCCCCTGCAGATTCTGCTCTATCACCAAACTCAACAAATGCTGAAGCAAGTTCTGGATTAGACTTCATCTGCTCAGCAATCTGTGCAACTTCTGAGACCTTAATACCAAGATCTTCTGCAACCTCCTGCTTTGCTTCTTGAGTCAATGCTTTAAGTGTTTGGCTAACTGCTGTTATTTGTTCAGGGGAAAGAATAACTAATTTGTTATCCTTGCTTGTAAGGTTAGCAATAACTCCAGATAGATCTTCTGATGTTCCAGTTCCTTTTTCAGGAACAAGTGCTGCTAAAACTTCATCTTCAATTTCTACATCTGGCTCAGTCCAAGGATTCTCTTCTGGCTCTGGTTCTGGTCCAGGCTCTGGCGATGGTTCTGGGGTAGGCTCTTCAGTAGGCTCTGCAACTGGCTCTTCAGTTGGTTCTGGCTCTGGTGTAACCTCTGGGGTAGGTTCAGGTGTAGGCTCATCTGTAGGATCTACTGTAGGCTCTGGAGAAGGCTCTGGTGTAGGTTCTTCTATTGGTTCTTCAGTTGGCTCTGTAGAAGGTTCTGGGCTTGGCTCATCTGTAGGATCAGGAGTTGGCTCTTCAGTTGGTTCTGTAGTAGGCTCTGGTGAAGGTTCTGGTGTAGGCTGATTGGCTGCAGCATTGGCTGCTGCTTGAGCAATAGCAGCATTAAGTTCTCGTTGTGCCTGCTCATAATAATATTCCCATGCATCTTCAATGGCACTATTAAGATCAACTATTGACTGATCATATTCATCTTCTGCATTTTCTTTGTTCTGTAGTGCAGTTGCTGTGTTTGTTACGGCAGTATTATAGTTGTTAGTTTTAGTTGTCAAGGTTTGGTTGTATGTGTTCAGTGTTGAAACTGCCTGATTGTAAACATTTAGTTTGTCATTGTATACTGCTTGGGCTGAGGTCTTTGCAACAAGGGCAGCATTATATGCATTAACTTGTTCTTGACTTGCTTGTGTGCCATGGGAGAATGTATTAAGATTACAACTAAAACCTACACCCCATCCACCAGTATAATCACAACCTGCTCCAGTCCAACCTCCAGGAATTGCCCATCCAAGATGATAGGATCCTGGGCCTCCACCGTTATACCACCATATCTCTACATCTAAAGTCTTGTCTTCACTAACATCGTACACTGGAGAATATGGACTCCATGTTGTTCCTTGCTCTACCCAGTTATTAACAGCAAGGTTTCCGTTAACATACATTCTAAATCCATCATCTGTGTACCCTGCAAAATATGTCGAGGTCCAGTGTGATGGCACCGTAATTACTCCAGTAAACTTAACGATAATATTTTCATAGTATCCGCAAACTGGAAGGTTCATTGAACTTGAATTCCATGTGCCAGTACATATAACAGATCCAGGTATCGCTACGCTACCATTTCTTAATAGATGATAAACGGTATACTCAAGTCCTACACCACCCTGCACAGATGCTTGTGCTGTAGATAGATTTATATTTGCTATGTCAAGGGCGTCTTGTGCATCATTTTTATTTTCTAGTGCTGTGGCTACCGTTACTGTTTGTCCATCTACTGCTGTTTGGGCTAAGTCTTTTTCTTCAAGTGCCGTGGTTTCTGCAGATAGGGCATTGGTATGTGCAGCATAGGCATCGTCCCTATCCTGTTTAGCATCAACGGCAAAGTTATATTTATTTTCTGCTATATCAATAAGGCTATTGAACTGATCTTTATACCCAAGGTCATCTACGCTGTCTTTAAGGTCTTGTATTTCTTGAGCAGCAACTGATATGGGATCGTTAGGATTGGCCTCTGTAGGGGCTATTAGAAGCCATCCAAAGGCCAATAAAGTGGCTGTTACTATTCTTGTTAAGCGTTTTATTTGCCTTTCCCCCTTGCAGACTAATGTCTGATAGGGTTATTATATCATTTTATTGCACAAAAAAGGGGCTATCACAATTGATAACCCCTTTAGTGTTGGACTAATTACTTAACTAAAGCAACCTTAGCCTTTGGATTCTTCTTGTTCCACTTTGTAGCAAGTGCATTGAATGACTTCTTCAAAGAAGCAAGTGCAGCAGCGTTATCTGCTGTTAACTTAGCAATCTGTGCATCCTTAGCAGCAAGAGCAGCATCTGATGCTACCTTTGCATCTGCAAGTGCCTTAGCAGAAGCAGCCTTCTCTGCTGCAATAGCAGCATCTGCAACAGCCTTTGCCTGAGCAACTGCGGTTGTTGTATCATCCTTGAACTTTGCAAGTTCAGCATTCTTAGCAGCAATTAGAGCAGTGTGCTCTGCTGTTGCCTTAACTAATGCAGCATCTGCAGCAGCCTTAGCAGCAAGTGCTGCATCCTTAGCAGCAGTCTGTGCAGCAAGTTCTGATACTAGATCACGGACTGTGATTTCTGCAAACGGTGCTAATGCACGAGCAGGAAGACCTACTACATCAGCAGTTGTTGCATCTGCAGCAGTTGTTGGGCTGAATGTAATTAATGAGCGTGTTCCAGTTGCTGGAAGTGTTGCAACAAACTTTGCAACTCCAAAATCTGAAAGCGTAGCACCAGTGGTTGCTGTTGCTGTGTCTAGTGTTGCTGTTGCAGCAAATACTGTTGCAGTAATTGACTTACCAGATACTTTGTTTCCAAATGTATCTGTTGCAGTTACTGTGATATCTTGCTTTGTACCAGCAGCACCTGTGGCAGGTGCAGAGACTGTAAGAGTATTAATCTTGCCAGCAGTTCCCTGTACATAGTATGTAAGGGTTGTTCCCTGGTTGTTGATTACAACTGTGCCAATTGCTGTTGTCTTTGTGTAGACATAAAATGTTGCAGTTGTTCCTGTACCAGTTGCAATTGTCAAAGATGAAGATCCTGATGTTGCTCCTACTGGTGCAGCGGTTGTGTGTAGTGCAGACACGATTGTTGCGTTTGTTGTTGTAACAGAAACCGATGTTCCTGTGTCAACTGTTGCGACGAACTTAAGTGCGTCTGCAGCGTCAACTGTGTTATCTGCGGGTACTGGCAATGCAGCAGGTGTAGCAATAGAAGAGTTTGTAGTGTTTGCTACAGAATCTAATGATACAGCGACTGTCATTACAGCAGCACTTGCAGGTGTTGCTACGATTGTGCCCAAAGTCATGGCTGCAACCATGGCTAGTGCGATTTTCTTAAATGAGTTCATTTAATTTATTTCTCCTTGTTTTATAGTGTTTTTAGTCTGTCCAGGTAGTCTTTTATTTCTTCTATCTGGCTAGGTTTATATTGTATCACGTTCTCAGGTAGTTCGTCAACTCGCTTAGGTCTATCCCTAAAAGTATGAACCTCTACCTCAGTGTCTGTATTTTTAGGGGTATAAGATATAGCCCCAAAAATAGCACCACACACAGCATCAGCCAAGTCCTTTGACTTTTTGCGTGGATGGTCAACTCTATCATTTTTCATAATCTTTAACTGGGTTAGTTCATCAAATAATAAATCAATTGCAGGCATAGCAAGTCTTTCCTCATACACGAGCATAGCCATATCCTCATAGTGCTTCTTGGCAACAGAAACAGTATCAGTTTTCATTCCAACCTGCTTTAATTCATTTTGAATATCAAATGACTGCCAACGGTCAAACGAAACCATGCCAATATCAAACCCTATCCTTCTAAGGTTTTGGATCCATTGTTTAACTTCAGATAGGTTTACTGGTCCTTCAACCTTTGGCTCCCACCACGCTACTGCATCTACTACTACGATTGGTGCTACTTGTTCGTAGTTATTGATTACTTGTATGTTTACCCATTTTTCTACATGTGCAATTGCTACAGCACACTTGTCATGCTTCTGTGCAAGGTCAGCATGAACATAATATTTCTTAGTTGGATCTGGCTTAAAGGCTTCATCAAATCTTTTAAAGTTATCTATTGGGTTTCTTAATGTCATACAGGCTCTTACTTTTTCTGCCTGCTTAAAGAATGCATCTGAAGCAAAAGTTGGTACGCATGCAAAGCGCATCATGGCATCACCAAGGTCTGTCATAAATGCAATCATAAAGTCGTCAATCTTGCGAGTAGGGTTTACTTCCCATGTAGGTCTCTTTAGTGCAAATACTCCTGGGTACTTGTATGAAATTATATGATCTTCGTCCCACGAAATTTGAAACTTATTATCTGGATCTGTGTCTGGGAGTAGTGGATTAATTATAAACTCATGTGTTTTTTCAACTGATTCTTTTTCAGCAATTACTGCATCATACTTTTCTGAAATAAAGTCGCCTGGATATCTTGGAAATGAAAGCAAAACAACCTTACCTAGATCTGGGAAACGAGAGTCTACTGATCCACGGAAAGCCTTGTAAATGTTGTCTGCAGTCTTTCCTTGTTCGTTACCTGTTCCAACCTCAGATGCAAAACCAGAAATCTCATCAAGTACTGCAAGTAGCAAGTTCAAACCCTCATGTGATTCTCTTTCTGAGTGACCAGAATAAACAGTAATTGATTTATCAAACTCAACTGAGTCTGCCTTAGCATTATACTTTCCAGCAAACCATGGGGACTTTTCAATCTTAGATTTAAAACCTTTAAAGAAAACATTCTTTGCTTGTTGTGCGTTAATAGCAACATTGATAAGGTCAATAGCATCTCCAGAGGGCTTTCCAAAATACTTTGCAGGGTCTTTTAGGCATAATAGTTTATATACTATATATGAACATGCTACGGTTGATGTGAAGTCTTTTCCAGATCCCTTGCCAAGTTGCAGGATGATTTCATTCTTTGTGTACTTATCGTAGTACCTTGATCCTTTTTCTTCCCCCATTATATCTATCAAATCTTCTTTACGATAAATCTGACTCATAGCCTCAACAATGTCATATTGAATATCAGACAAAGGTGGTTGGCCAAGGTAGTCTGGAGACTCAACAAAAGTCTTTGCATCTACTGGGGTTTCTTCAAAGTGATTACTTTTAAGAACTTCTAAAAAATCATCAAAGTTTGCCATTACTGCTCACTAATTGATTCAGATACAATCGTTACTACTTCGTTTTGCTTTGCAATAGCAGATAGTCTTTGCATGATAATGTCTCTTACTTCTGGATGTTCTGACGCTATATCTCTAAGAATTCCCACCAGAACTTCTTGTCTTCTTTCAATCTCAACCATTTCTTCTGCAAGTTCTTTGTTCTCAAGCAAGCCAGCCTTCTGTAGCATATCAATTCTTTTAGATTCAATATCCATTACAAGTTTAATTGCAGCAGTCTTTGCGCTAAGGTTATTAGTCATTGATGCTTCATCAATAACTTCGTATGTACGAGAAACTAATTTACTGTAGTGTGTGTCTGCAGCAGCCAGTGCTTCTTTGGCACGAGCACGGATAGCATCATTAGCAGACGCCATAACCTTCCACTCATTAATAAGTGTTACTACTTTAGTCCTTGGGATGTCTAGTTGTTTAGAAATTACCGTAGGGTCATTTCCCTTTAGGTATTCTTCTACTACTTGATTAACTTGATCAAGATGCTTAACTAGATCATCTTCAGTTGACATTATTTAATTCCCTTGCTATTTTTAGTAATACTAGATAACCAATTAAATCGTCTAAATCGTTATCACCAATATAAGATCCGCCCCTAGTTATTCTAGAAAGTTTGTCGTCAATTCGAACATGTAGTTGCTCTACTCTGTCTGATGTGGCAAAAACCCTAACAGGATTAAGAGCAGAGTCACCATAAGATTTGTTTTTTGCAATTAACATTTCTTTAATTTCATCACAAACCTGAGCAATAGTAAACTGTGTCTCAGAACTCATCCTCATCCTCCTCGTCACTTAAGTCAAAAATATCTGGAAAGTTTTTAAAGGAATTAATGACATAGGCTATACCTACTGAACTAGCCACGGTAATGGCTAAAATAATCTTTTTTGTTTTACTCATCGTTTAGATTTCCTTAATCCAAATTTTGCAAGATACACATAAATAGTTTCCACGCTTACCCCACACTCCTTTGCAATCTCGTCTGGAGTCTTTTTGTCCATAAGATAACGCTTACGCATAAAGACTTCTGATGTATATAGTTTAGCAGCCATGGCGTTATTTGTCAACTCCTGGAACCTTCCAGTCAAGATCTTCTCTGTTGACTGGTGGAGAATCTTTTATTCCCATCATATGCTGATACCCATCAATCTTGTCGTATTCTGGATTGTACCTTGTCATACCTAAAGCAATCCCACTTTTTTTACAGTATTCTTGTGTAACTGATAGTGGAATATTTCCATACTTGCCCTCAAGTCTTCCAGAAAACAATAAATTTAACTTAAGCATTGCTTTTCTTGAATGCTCCCAGTAATAATGTTTTTTATTGTCTGCCCATGGTCTGGCGGTGTTATGTCTGCTTATTTGTTCTCCTGGGTATTCTCTTTTAAGATTATGGTAATAAAATATTTTAGATGTAGCAAACATTCTCCATCCACGACCCCAGGACTGTAAAGAAACATATGGCTCTTCTCCATTAAAATTCATTTCTGGATCAAGCGGAACTTCATCTATGTATGACTTTTCTGCAAAGCACCAAGTAAAGTGCACCCAATACCCTTCATGCACATCATCGTCCTCTGGTGGAGCATGACCAATTGGAAACCAGTATCCTGGTATGAAGTCTGTAGCAGTCTGAGATCTTGGATCCCATCCAGAAATAGAAGGATGATAAAGATTGGTATTTACGACATCTTTATATTTAATAGACCAATCTTCATTGTATGCAAAGTCTGGACTACAAAAAGTTAAGATTGCTTTCCCAGTTTCAGACTTTGCTTTTGCTTTTGCATACTCCTGTAGGCATGTTACATCCCAGTCTTGTTCAAACCTTGTGTGTCCACAAATATAAAGGACATAGTCAAACTCAACTGGAATATCTTTTGTTGTTAGGTCTCTTGCCCAGAGAATACCTCTATACTCAGATAAATCAAATTTTCTGTATAGCATTTGGCTTTCTGGTATAAAACTAAGATCTGAATAAAATTCTGGAAAATGCTCTTCAACTATAGAAAAGAAAAGGCTGTCCTTGTCTTTTGCTTTAGAGTAGCAGTCAAGAACTGTACCCAGCAGGTCTCCTTCTTTATAAGAAATTATTGATACTAGTATTTTCATATTGCTTTCTCCCAGTTTTTTATTGCCCAATGTCCAATGCCACAAGCGTCTGCTACATCGTTATCAGTAATAGTTCTATCATAGATTGTATTAATAAACTTGATTGTTCTTTCTTTACGAAGATTTCTTTCATAGGTTTTATACCAAGACTCTGACTTTCCTGGGTGCTGAGAACGAATAAATAGTTGTTCATCCTTTGATATTTTTTTATTACCAATATAGTTTTGCCAAGTTATTGGAGAGACTTTTCCAATTATTCTTGTCCCAGATTGCCCTGCTGATCCAAGGATTGCTCCTTGAACTAATGCAAGGTCTGCTGCAGTTTTAGGGCTATTCATGAATACCGTATGCTCAATCACGATTGCCTCAAACCCACCGTATATATCAAAAAATCCTTTTACCTTTTTCCCTGCATCCATAACCTTTTCATATATATCATTGCCTTGAAAGTTTATTTTTCCTACAGTTTTTAAGTCTTCCCCCTCAAACAAAGCAAAGGCAAGGCTATTAGTACTAGCATCAATAGCGCAAATAGTCTGTGGCTTTAGTTCTAGACCCCATTTATTTTTTACCATTTGTCTTATCCTTAATCTTTTTAATTGCTTTGACTACTGCTTCTGGATTTACGGAACAAGATGAGCACACTGCAAAATCATTATATATTGATAGTGGCATAGAACAAGATTTGCATAGCCTTGTCTTTCCTTTTCTTTTTGCTCTTTTTGATTGCATATACCTTGCAGCAATTTTTTCTTTTGTTGCAAGTTCTCTGCATTCTGGAGAACAATATATCTGGTAAGATACAGACTGAGGAAATTGTTTATCGCAAAAGTTACAATGTCTCACTTAGAATCTCCAGGGGTGCAATCTTTATTACACCTTGTCCTGCAGACTCACATGCTTTTCTAATTGGGCATGACTTGCATATCTTAGAGTTGGACCTATAGTTCTTGACTGGCAAAGTTTTATTTTCCCATGCCTTTCGAACTGTCCTCATCCAATCAAATGCCTGGTCTACCCACCGACGGTAATGATCGTTTACATCTACGGGAATCAAAAGAAGTTCATGATTGTTTTTGTTTTCGTAAATCATAACACCTTTTGGCCGTTTTAAGATTTTCATATAAATAAGTAATTGCATTAGGTGGCCAGTCTTGGCTTTACCTGATGCCTTTCTATACTCAAACCCTTCATTCATCATTGTCTTAATTTCACCAATGAGTTCTTCTCCCTGCCAATCAAGCATAACATCTCCATATCCAAAGATAGGTGGATCATCATGCCTAATCTTAAATTCAGTAGTTTCGTTATTATCGTCATCACGATATACCTTTGCTACCCCAGAGTCTATCATCGCTGCCTGAATTCTTGCATGTGAAAGAGTACCAGCAGTCATATTCGCTGCAGCATATGCGTCAGCATTATCTTCAAATGTCTGTCCATCAAAAGCAAGGTACCAATATCTAGCACACTCTCCATGGCCGTAAGCAATGGTAGAAGGAGCAAAAGTCTTTTTGGTTGTATGCTTATCTACTCTTTTAATAGTATATCCCTCTCTGATTTTTTCAACAAGGGCATCAACATTCATCGAATGAACTGGTTTTTCTTCTGGCTTTATCATAACTGTATGTAGTAAATTTTTTGTCATTATATCTCTTTTCTAGTACTATAAGTATAGCAGATTATCGGATTATATACTTTAGAGCAGATACAAGATTGTTAATTGACTCCGCTGCAGTATAGTAAAGATTCTTCTTTCCCCTGTCAGATTTATCAACATTGGCCATCCAAGTAGCCTTTAATGACATCTTTGCAGCGATTGCCTGTAAACGAACTATTTCAACTGTTGCCACATTAAGTGGTATGTCTGGCTTGATAATAATCTTGGCTATAAAGGTAAGGGCTGTAGTCAACTCCTCGTCCTGCATATAGTCTGCTATTTCTGCCAAACCATTTACCATCTCTATTGTTGTCTGTTGCTGTTCCATTATTCCTCCATCATGTCTTCTAGTATGCTCATCTCAATTATAGCAAGTCTTACCTTGGCATTACCCTCGCCGATTACGACTACGATGGCTGGATCCTTGCCATTTTTCATGGCATCCGTAGTAGCCTTAGCCCAAACCTCTTTATTTAAGGTAAAAGATTTTCCAACTTCTTTAAAGTCTACGACAAAAGTTTTCCAGGAAGCATCGCCTTTTTGGGTATTGCGTCCAGAATTCTTGTGCTGTTTGGCACCAATTCTTTTGCTTTCGCTTTTCTCAGTCATCTTTTTTTACTTTCTTATATCCTTTTTTAAATAACATTACTTCTGATAAATGTTTTTCTGAGCACATCCAAGACGCCATACCAGTTTCCATATAAACCCTCATGGTTTTTACTTCTTTTTTGCAAGTCTTACAAGGAAACTTTCCTTCGTATATGCTGTAGTTAGTCATTTAACCTAGACTTAATTGATTCTTGCAAGTCAAGATCCTCTCTTACTCGATTAACAAATGCTTCTTTACCCTGAACTTTTGTGCCATCAGGAAGTATGTACCATGCTCCTGTACGCTCTACAATACCGTTTAGTTCTGCTGTAGTAACCAGATCACCAATGGTATCAAGACCAATATCGTCACCTCTAAAGTAAAAATCATACTCACCAGACTGGAACCCTGGAGAGGTTTTGGAGAATTGGAGTTCCCACTTAATAGTTCTACCAATTTTTTCTTCAATTAATTTATCTCCTACCTTGATCTTGCCCTTAATCGCTTGATTGTCTGACTCTGAAGAAAAGAGTTTAATAATACATGAGGAATAAAACTTAGTAGCCTGACCACCAGAAGGCTGCTGGCTAGTATACATAGCATTGATATTGTTACGAGACTGAGAAATAAGAACAAG